AGGACTAGGTATGCCACGGAGTTAGTAAAGGGCTTATATTTAGAAATTGGCGAATTGAAGATACAGAAAAGTATAAAAGTACATTTGAATTAATCAGAAGAGGTTTAGACTTTGGATATAGTTCAGACCCTTCTGCTTTTTTACAATTTAACGTAGATTTAAAAGCAAAACGAATTATAGTATTTGATGAATTTGGAGCAATTGAGTTAACGAATGAAATGTTAGCAAATGAATTAAATAAAAGAATAGAACCTTATGCACTAATAAAAGCAGATTCATCCGAACCAAAGTCAATAGCAGAATTAAATAATTTAGGTATAAATGCAATACCAGCACAAAAAGGTCCGGATAGTATTTTACATTCTATTAAATGGCTAAAAGGATTTGAAATAATTGTAGACCCAAAATGTAGAGGCTTAATAGAAGAATTAGGTTTATATAAGTGGAAATTAGATAAATTAGATAATCCACTTAATATTCCAGAGGACAAAAATAATCATTATATAGATGCACTTAGATACGGAAGCGATGATTTGTATTTGAAAAGTTAGGAGGAAATGATGGAAGACAAATTAATAAAAGAATTAATAACCCAATTTAATATGTCAGATATAAAAAAGAAAATGTTAGAAGGAGAAAAATATTTTAGAAATCAAAATGACATATTAAAGAAAGACTTAAAATCTTATACAATATATGACCAAAAAACAGGCAATAAAATAATAAAAACAAATGAGAATAAATCAGACGAACATCTACCACATGGATTCTATCCTAAGCAAGTAAATCAAAAGAAGGCATATGTTGCAGGAAAACCAATCACTATTACATATTGTATGCCAATTGATGGAGAAAAGGATGAAACAACAAAAAATGCAGAAAAGAAAATAACTAATATGGTATGGAATGTGCTAGGACCAAATTTCGAAAAACTAATAAAAAATAGACTTAAAGAAGCAAGCAACAAAGGAAGAGGTTGGTTGCATCCAAATTATAAAGATGGAAAATTTGTACTGAAAAAGATACCTAGTGAAGAGTGTATTCCTATATATGACAATGAAACACAAACATATTTAGAGGGCCTGATTCATTTTTACACAATACAAGATTTGTCAGGAGACAAAGCAGAAGATAGAATATATGTAGAATATTGGGACAAGCAAGAGGTCAGATATTACATAGAAACCAAGATAAATGATACAGCGATATTCCTAGAAGACGTAACAAGGCCAAGGCCAGAGTGTCATTGGTATAGGGAGATATATGATAATGCTTTAAATAATTTAAAGAAAATAGAAAAACATAGTTGGGGTAGAGTTCCGTTCATAGAAATAGAAAATAATGAAGAAAAAACAACAGACTTAGAACCAATCAAGCCATTGATAGACGCATACGACTTAATAAACAGTGGTTTTGTTAATACCATAGAAGATTTAAAAGAAATAATATGGCTAATTAATGGATATGGTGCAGAAGATTTACTTGCACTTATAGAAAATTTAAAGATAAATGGGATTGCTAGAACAAATGATACAGCAGGTAAAATTGATGCCAAATTATTACCGATACCATACGAAGCAAGGCAAGCATTATTAAAAGGTCTAAAAGAGCTTATATACGAATTTGGTAGAGCAGTAGACACAAGCAATAAAGATTTAATAGGACAGGCTCCAAGTGGTGTATCATTAGAATTTTTATATACTGACTTAGACATGAAAGCAGATGACAGTATAGGTGGACTTACAAGTGCTATTTATGAGATTTTGTGGTATGTATTACAAGATTTAAAAATGCAAGGAAAAATACCACAGGAAATAAACGAATTTGACTTTAAAATAGAGTTTAATAAGTCAAGAATATTCAATGAAACAGAAAAAGTAAATACATTAAGCAATGATACTGTAATGAGTATTAGAAGTAAATTAGAAAAACATCCATATGTAGATGATGTAGACATAGAAATGCAAAGACTCAAAGAAGAAAAAGAAGAAAATATAAAAATGCAACAAAAAGTATTTTCAACAGCTGGAGGATTTGAAAATAATCATAATGAAGATGATAACACCAACGAATAGGAGGTGTTATTTTTATGGCAAGAAAACCAATAAATTACTGGGAAAAACGAAGCACTGAATTAATGAAGAGACTTGAAAGAGATACAGAAAACACAATAAACTCATTAATACAAGCTTACGAAAAAGCAACTAAAGACATAAATAAAGAAATTACAAAGATATTTAATAAATATGCTACAGATTGCAAATTAACAAAAAAAGAAGCATTAGAGTTATTAAATATAAAAGAAACTAAAGAATTTTACAATAATCTTTTAAAAGAAATAAATAATATTGATGATGTAGATATAAAAAGAAAACTACTCACTAAATATAATGCACCAGCTTATTCTCATAGAATTAATCGTTATCAGGCATTACAACAAAATATAGATGTAGAATTAAAAAAGTTAGCAAATATAGAAAAAGATATAACTAAAACAAGGTATGTAGATACAATAAAAGAAGGTTATTATCATAATATCTATGATATACAAAAAGGTATAGGTTTAGTCTTTAGCTTTGCACAAATGGATAATAGAACAATAAATTCAATATTAAATGAAAACTGGACTAATAATGCTAATTTTTCTAAAAGAATATGGAATAATAGCGAGAAATTAGGAAATTATCTAAAAACGCAGTTGACAGCTGGTATAATGTCAGGAAAGTCTATAGTAAAAATAAGCAAAGAATTATCTGAGTGTATGAACGTTGGGTTATTTAATGCAACAAGACTTGTAAGAACTGAGATCGCACACTTTGCAAACGAAAGTGAGATGTTAGCTTATGAAGAATTAGACATTGATAAATATAAGTTTATTGCTACTTTAGACAAAGTAGTATGTGAGCATTGTGGCGAACTAGACAATAAAGTATTTAATGTTAAAGAAAAAAATCCACGGCAAGAATTTTCCACCATTGCATAGCTTTTGTCGTTGCACAACTGTAGCAGAATTTGATGATGATATAACAGATGGTCTACAAAGACGTGCTAGAGATGAAAATGGCAATAGTATATTAGTGCCACAAAACATGACATATAAAGAATGGTACAATCAATACATAGAAAAAGAAGAAGGAATAATAGATAATCTATTTAACAAAAAACAGAAAGTACAATATAAAGATATTACTGAACAAAAGTCTAATCTTATTAATCAATCATTTAAAAATAATAATATAAAAAATATTGCCTTAAATACAGAGATAAAATCAATTAAAATAGGGGGAAATAAAGCATATCATAGAAATGGGAATATAGTACTGAAAATAAATTACGACAATCACACAATAAGACATGAAATAGCTCATGCAGTAGATTATAATAATAAATGGTTATCTTCTAATAAAAAGTTTGTACAAGCTATACAAAAAGATAAAAAAATAATTCTAAACAATAAAGAGTTTTATAAAACTCTTTTGAAAAATAATAGTAATAATATTGAATTAAGTGATATAATGAGTGGTATAACAGACAATAAAATAAAAGGTAGATATAGACATGACAATAAATATTGGAAAAAACCACATAAACTTGAAAGAGAAATATTTGCTCAAATGTTTACGGTGGCAGGAAAAGATGATTTGAAACAACTAGGAATGCTTCAAAAGCATCTACCTAATTCGTTTAAAGAATTTGATAGTTTAATAAGGAGGATATTATAATGTTTGTTGAGTCAATTGGTAAAGAATTAGAGCAAAAATTAGATGAATATGAAGCTATATTTCCAGAGGGTTTTCCATTAATGCAATTTGATGGAACAAAACAAGAGTTAATAGATGAAATTAACAGATGTATTAGAACAAGAACAGAATATGATACAAGTTTTTGGGATGACCCAGACATTTTAACTTAATATGTTATTAATATTTTAAAATTATAAAGTATGTAGTGGTGGAATAGGTAGACACTATTAGTTCGATTCTACTCATAACGGCTTCAGTAATGATGTAATTCGTGGAGGAACAAGGGTGTTCTAGGCTTGTACTGAGTAGGCAAGTCATGTTAGGTGCAAATCCTAACCTATATACAAACTAAAGACACAGAAATGTGTCTTATTTTTATGCTTTAAATTTTGATGTTTAAGGCATTTTTTATTACTCATTTATTCGTGAGGATAAATAAAGAATAACTTTCGTCCTGGTAGCACCAGCATAATAAAGCTAGAAAGGAATTAACTATGGAATGGTTAAAAGAATTATTAAAAAATGCAGGAGTGGAAAATGTAGAAGATTTAGAAAGTAAAATTTCTAAAGAATTACCTAAATATTTTAAACCTGCTAGTGTTTTCAATGAGACTAATGAAAAATTAAAAAATGCAAATGCAGAAATAGAAACATTGAAAGCTACTCAAACAAGTATTCAAACAGAATACGAAAATTACAAAAAAGGTTCTATTAGTCAAGCAGACTATGAAGCAAAGAAAAAGGAAATTGAAGATAATTCAAAAGCTGAAATAGAAAAAGTAAGACTAGAGAGCAAAATTGATTTAGCAATTAATAATGCTAAAGCTAAAAATGTTAAATCTGTAAGAGCAAATCTTGAACTAGATAAGATTAAGTTAGATGGAGATAAGCTATTAGGATTTGACGACCAAATAGAAGCATTAAAGAAAAGTGATGCTTATTTATTTGAAATTGACAACAAGGTCAATAAAGGATTAGAAGATGATAATCCAAATAGAAGAAAAAATGAAAGTGGAAGTTACGACGATGATGATTTAGACAATCTATCAGATGAAGAATACTTCGCACTTCAAGCAAAAAAATAACAAATAAGAAGGAGGGCAAAAATTATGCCAAATAAATTATTAACATGTCAAAGAATAGCAAGAGAAGCATTACCAATGCTAGTAAATAACTTAGTTGTACCTGAGTTATTTCACACAGATTATAGTAAAGACTTCGTAAAAGAAGGAGATACAATTCAAGTTGAAAAACCATCTCAATTTGAAGCAAAAGATTTTAAAGATACAGTAACAATTCAAGAAATCAATCAAAAAAGCGTACCAGTTGTAATGGACCATATTGCAGACGTGTCTGTAGAAATTACATCTAAAGAATTAACTTTAGATAGAGTAGATTTTAATAAAAAAATATTAGCTCCAATGATGGAAGCTATTGCTGAAAAAATCAATAAAGAGGGTCTTGAAATGTATAAAAATGTTTACAAAACATTAGGTACAGCAGGAACAACCCCATCTACTATTGAAGTAATGGCAAATGCAAGAGGAGTATTAAATAAAGCAAAAGCACCAATGGGAAATAGATATGCTGTATGGGATCCAGATGCTGATGTAAAATTCTCAACAATAGATGCAATTTTACATGCTGAAAAATCTGGAAGTACACAGGCATTAAGAGAGGGTTCTATTGGCAGAATACAAGGATTAGAAAATTTCATGTCTCAACAAGTAGCAGTACATGAAGCAGGAACATTCACAAAAGTTGCAACACCAAAAGCAAATGCAAAAGCTGAAGTAGGAAGCGAAACTATTTCCATCAAAGGTGGAGTTGCAGCAGAGACATTACTAAAAGGAGATTTATTATCAGTAGCTGGACAACAATATGTTATTACAGAAGATGCAAAAGCTGATACTGGTGTAATTACTGCAAAAGTATATCCAGCAGTGGTAAATGAGATTGCAGCAGATACAGATGTTACATTTATTGATAAAACTTCTGGAGGACATGTTGCTAATATGGTATTCAATAAATTAGCATTTGCTTTCGTATCAAGAGCATTAGCTTTGCCAGTAGATGGTAGAGATAGTTATGTTATTTCTTATAAAGGATTAAATTTAAGAGTTGTTTATGGTTATGACATGAACACTAAGAAAAATATGCTTTCTATTGATACTATTTATGGATTTGCACCATTATATCCATCTTTAGCAGCAGTAGTGTTAGGATAATTAAAGACAGAGAAATCTGTCTTAATTTATTTATTAGGAGGTTAGAATAATGAAATGTCCTAAATGTGGTAAAGAAATTTCTGAACCAATACTTCCTTTGCATATAGAAAGATGTATTGAAGAAGAAAAGAGAGAAGCCAAAAAAGAAACTAAAGCTCCTAAAAAATAGGAGGTAACAATGAATTTATTAAATAAGGTAAAAAAAAGACTTGATATTATAGACGAAGAACAAGATGAAAAAATACAAAGTTATATTGATGAAATCACTGACAAGATAAAGTCTATCTGCAATAGAATAGATTATCCTGAAGAATTAAACCATTTAGCGATTAAATATGCAAAAGACTGTTATCTTTATTATAAGGACAAAGATAGTTCTAAAAATGAGAATTTGCAAGTAATAAATGTTACTGACAATGGTCAAAAAGTTGAGTTTAAAACAATAGAAAATGTTACAAAAAATGATATAGATTTAGATAAGATAATTGCTAAAAACATGGATGAAATATCAATGTATGCACATATGAGGTGGTAATTATGAAAATTCCAAACGAATTTAAACAAGTAATAGCAGATACATTCTATGATAAAGATATAGAAATATGGACATCAGGAACTATAAGAGATGACGAGGGTGCAGTAATTGAAAATGGAAAGTTAAAGAAAATAGACAAGTTTAAGGGTAATTTTCAATTTAAGACTAGAGAGTATATACAAGAGCAATATGGTAGAGATATAGAAGCAATAGCATTAGTAACTTGTAATAAAGTTGTAGCAAGTCTTGGGGATATATTAGTCTATAAAGGTAATGATTATACTATAAAAAGTATTATTGTATCAGATAGTCATACTACTATAATCGTAAATGGAAGTGATGAAAATGTCTAGTATAGAAGGCTTAAACGAATTACTTGCTACTTTATCACGGACTAGGTGGAGATATTGGGAAATCTGGAAGAAAAGCAGTAGGACAATGGGCAGAAGTCGTAAAAGGAAATGCAAAGATGAATTGTCCTGTGAAAGATGGAGAATTAAGAAATAGCATACATTCTTATACAAGAGAAGTAGAAGAAGGAATAAGTGGGAAGATATATACTAATTGTGACCATGCAGTTCCTGTTGAATTTGGTTCTGGACCAACAGGAAGAGGAACGTATCCATATTCTATAAAAGGATACAATCCACATTATAAAGCAGATAAATGGAAAGTAAAAATTCCAGATGTTGGAGTAAGATGGATTGCAGGACAAGTTGCTCAACCATTTATGTCTAAAGCATACTTTGAAGAAAAAAGTAGTCATAGAGGTGAAAAAAGAGTTATAAAAGTGCTTCAAGAAGAAATAAGAAAGCTAGGTGGTAAATAATGATTAACTTAAAACCACAAATACTAAAGAAATTAGAAGAAACATCAGCAGACGATGTTTCTTATTTTTATCCTCAAAAGTGGGCAAAAGGTAAAAAACTAATAAGTTATTATGAACTAGATAATTCAGAAGCGAGCGAGGCAGATGACGAGGAATATAGCAGTAATATTGCTATACAAGTCGATATTTGGTGCGATAGTTCAAGTCAATGTTCAAAGCTTGCAATAGAAGTAAATACAAAGATGAAAGAGCTAGGGTTTAAACGAACTTTAGCTCTTGATTTATATGAAGAAGGTGCAATAAAGCATCACAAAACAATGCGTTTTGAAAAAGAAGAAATT